AATGCCGTTCGTCAGTGATGCCAATAGGTGGAAGTAGCCAATATTCAGGAATGTACCGTCGATCGATGGGATGAAACCGTACTTAGTCACTGAGCTAATAGGCTCAATCCGGACCAAATCCAATTCTTTAAAGGTAATATCTGTGAATTCATCGCGTTCAAACTGTTCTAGATTAATCACCCGGCCCTTGTTCGGACCATCCTGATCGATCTTTACAAAGATATTCTCTTCCTCAAATCTAGCTATCAACCTAACCACTGTCGCAGAGTTAACGTGCACAGTCGCAATGTATGGTTCGGCATAACCATCCTCGTCAAGATCAAAGAACATCTGCTGCTCATAGAATGATTCGTCTGAATGCCTGTCGTCCTGACCCTTGGTTGTTTCTCGATCAATGTCGATAGGGATGTCTAACCAAATACCCTGTCGCTGTTTGGCAACAACTTGATTCTGGTCAAACTCTCGAATGATTGTGAATGATCGAGCGGTTTCAATATTGTCCGTGTTCTGACCTACTGCAAAGTTGGGATACCTCACCACCTCAGAAACGTTCTTACCCTGGGCAGAATCAAAGAGTGTCTGTTTGAATATGCAACCATCTTGGCCTAATGCGTACAGTAGGGCGTCTTGATCCTCTCTCCAGGCTAACATCTGATGGTTAAGTTGGTAGTTCATGTGCGTCTTCACACGTTTGGCCCGGTCTTTCTTCTGGTTCTCAGGATCAGGACCGATGACATCCATCTTGATCAGCTCTCGAGCACGTAACAAAGTCAACGAAGCACGATCACCAAACTTTAGGGAGGCATTGAGTAACACAGGGGATTTGAAATTGGCAGAGTTTGGCCAAGGTTGAGACTTACCATGCAATTCTTGAACGGCTAGCTTCTGACCTTTCTCAATAGACTGTTTCCATGTATCCATTGAGCTGTCATCAGTACTAAAATCCTTAATCACCTGATCAGCAATCTCTTTCAGGACATCTTCATCGATATCTTCAGCGAGATTATCAACGCGAATCTTTTCCAGCAGACTCTTGACCGATGCCGGTTCTTTGTCTTCGTCTTCATTGACTACGCTTAGGAGTTGTTCAGACATTACTGTTCCAACTAAGGGGAATGTTCAGGTATATATACCCGTGATATCTGGCACTTTCAACACAAGAATGCGGCTTGTAGAGCATCGGTATATATACCTTTTTTAACGTTTCAGTTGTTAGGTGATCATATTGGGACATTTACCAGCCTAATACCTTCTCATCTTGATGTTCGGGTTCATCTTCCTCTTCCCATGCCTTAGGCATTACCTCTGCATATCTTAACATCATTATCCCGTATCGTGTAGCGGCCATCAAATCATCACGTTCCTTAACTATCTTGCCGTCCTTCCGATGGTATAACCTGAATTCTTCCCACCAATCTACCAGATATTTATCAACCTTGAAGCGTCCTGTCTGCATACGTTCGAACATCTCACTGATGCCAGCCTCTACTCCAAAGCCTCCTGACTCGTGCGTAGCGTGGGCGTCAAGCATCTCTAAGCCTGCCTCCCTGTATTGTGATGCCAGTTCCTTGCCTGACCCCTTATCGTGCTGATAGCCATCGTGAGGCCATGCCGTGGGTATCCACTCGCCCCAACGTCTAATCGCAAAGCCAGCTAATACGGGGGTTGTTTCTTTAGCCCGGAAGGTTTCGTATACGTGAATGATATCTCGATCTCTATCCCAGGCCATACTCACACAAGCCTGCGGGTGATCCCAGCCAAAGTCTAAGCCGTTGATCCTTGCCCACCATGGCGGAATAGTTTCCAATGTCTCCTCTTCAATGATCTCTTCAGAGATAGGAAACACGCGGCCTGAGCCTAATACGGGTATACCTTGCGCCCTGGCTTCTCTCTCGTGTGCAGGATAGGAAGCTTTGATCTGTATCTTCTCTTCGGGCGAATAGTGATCAACGTCATCGATCGTCATGTTGATCATGACTTGGTACTTCGAAGGTTCGGATATAAATTTGTGTGTGACGTTACTCATGCCCAACAAAGGCGTATAGGTCATCCATGAAAACTGACCTTTCTGCCCGTTGTTAGTACGTGTTAACCCCTCAGCATAGATATCTGCTGGTGGTTCTTCGTCGAAGTGTATCCAGTCTATAGTTTCACCCTGGAACTTCTGCCGCCCATTAGCATAAGATTTGAAGTAGATTAAGGATGTGCCGCCTGTTACATGTTTGACGGCTATGTGGTCGAGGAAGTTAGGCGTGCCCATGGCTTTCTGTAGGTTAACAATACAGTCTTTCGGTATGGCACCTGTACCAATGGTCTCAGGTATCTCTATCCTGCCGATCAAGAGTCTTTGTATTGTGTCTCGAATAACGTCCGAGGTCACGCCACAAGCCCAGCCTATCGTGGGTTGATCGAATCTCTCACCTTGCCAGTCATCAGGGTATAGACCTGTAGAATGATAGGCGTCTTCCATCGTACCTGAGTATGATTTACCCGTCTGGTTACCTGCCATAAAGCAGCGTTCAGGGTATTCAGATCCTAATCGATGAAACTCAATCTGTTTCGCATAAGGTGCGTAGAACTGCATGAGGTTTTCCCGTTTACGCCGGGCTTTCTCCTCAAGTAGCTCAATGAGTCGTATTTTCTCTTTCCTGTGGAGGTGTGATAAGTCCATACAATTCTTGGTCTAGTTCGTTGTCTGTGAGTTTTTCTATCTTCGCAATAATCTTCATGGTGTTATCAAACGCTTTGACGTTCACATGCTTACCGATCACCTGCAGTCCAGCTATGACATTCTTGGGATCAAACCCATAAACAGGGTTGCCGTCCTCGTCTTGAACCTTATCGCCGTTAGGATGCCGCACAGGGGCGACTTGCATACACCGCTCCACAACTTCATGGGCAGTCTTTAAAACCCACTCAGCGTCTATACGGGTGCTTTCCTCGCGTTCTGTCATTAATTCAGAGATGTAATCAGCCACCAAAGGTTTAGAAAGGTTTTCACTACCGATGATTTGAGATGTCTTCTCACTATAACCTGCACGAATGGCAGCTTGGGTTGCGTTCAAATCAATTAAATATTCCCGACAGAACATTTCTTGTTTGGCGGTTAGTTTCTTCTTCATCCTTCTATACCCCTGGCTTCTATCTTGGCGTAGATGGATCTTTCATAACTATCACCGGGAGCGGATAATCCGGCTTTGCGCCACCAATATTCAAACCAAGTAATATTACATCTGGTGATACTAGTTCTGGATGCTCTTACAGTACGCCAGTAACCGAGCTTGTCTTTGCTTAGGTCACCTACTTTCTTCTTGGCCATTGTCTATAACCGTTTAGTCTATTGTTTTAATAGTTCGGCGTTTGAAGGAATTGAACCTTCCCGTTGATGTGCACTCAACGTCTCAACCAGAGTCCAGCCATTTAATTCTAATATCCGCGCCCTTTAGGCTTGGTTGATTTGCGTCTTTTCTTCTTAGCTGCCATTAACGTTTCTTCCGTTTATGCTTGCTAGTCTTAGATTTCCCCGCCTTTGATAAAGCGATGGCGATAGCTTGTTTTTGTGATTTGCCTGACCTTCGTTCTGTTCTGATGTTTGAGCTAATAGTGCTTTTACTTGATCCTGGCTTAATTGGCATAAGTATCCATCCTCAATTTCTACGATTAAGGTGCCTGCGTGTTCTTGGACAGGGATCGAGACCCCTTTGTATTCAAGGTAAGCAAACATAATTTGAAGGATGTTGTTGTCATTGATCGATTATATATCATTTGGCGAGAATCTTCATTATCAGCGGTTCGAGGTTCTTGATAGCCCTTTCTCCGAACAGGAAACCCAATACAAGGAGGTTAATTAGGTACATCGCGCTTGTTTGAGATTCGTCTAGCGTCCAATCACCTGAGAACCATTTGAAATCGATAACCAAAGTGGCGAATCCCCATACCGGTCTTTGCATCCCTCGGAGAAATATAATAATTGGACCGATAACAGGGATGGTTTTTAAGTCGCTGGCAGTTCCCTCCATTTCCTTGATTCTGGAATTGAATTCTGCCTGTTCTTTGTTAGCTTCTGCCTGCATATCCTTAACGTGATTGTTCATCATAGCCTGGAGTTGCATATCTAAGCTGCGTTCTTTT